ACTAATCCAATTTTTTGTGCAGCAGATGCAATTGCTTCAGTTCCTCTACCAATAAAACTATTAACATTAAATCTAGCAATACCAAATAATCTTTCAAGTGGTCCAATTTCTTGTGATATAAAATTCTTTACTGGTTTAGCAGATGGACCTGATTTTGATACAACAGTATCTGTAATGCCTAGAACAAATGGTAGTCCTGCAAGTGCTGAGTTACTAACTTCAGAAACAGATTCTACTGCATTTCTACCTATAGAAGAAGTTAGATCAATTTTATATTCAGGACCAGCTTCTCCGGCAATGAATCCACCTGATGCTAATTTTTCTGGCGGAGATGTAGCATCTGATGTAGCATCTGATGATGACTCTGCTTTATCTACTGCAGATTCTTGATCTGCCTTGGTTTTTTGTGACTTGGGTCCGCCACCAGTAACTGCATCATAGACAGCACCACCAACTAGGTCGCCAACAATACCCCCAGCAATCGTGCCAACACCAGGGATAGGAATCAGTGTGCCTAATGCACCACCAAGTGTAGCACCGATTGCTTTTGCTGCTGCTCTTCCTACTGATTCTCCTAATGCAAGAGATACTACAAAGTCAATCAGTCCGCCAACAATAGGAATACGTTTGAAAATAGGACGTAAGAATCCAATAATTGCTTTGCCAGAAATTCCAGATATTACTTTAGCTGCTACCGCTGTTCCACCTTTAACTAATCCTCTTTGTGCTAATTTTTTACCACCTAATCTCAGTGCTGTTCGTTTAATTCCTCTAGCAAAACCTCGTCTTCCTATGCGAGCAGAACGACCACCTAAGACACTCCCACCATCTAATAAATCTAGACCAAAATCTAATGGACTACGACGTTCTTCTCCATCATCTTCTTCATCTGAATCTTCATCTTCTCTTGTATTATCGTAGGTATTTAAAGATGTGGTATTTAAGGTTTGTTCTGTATCAAGTTCTCTTTTTGCAACTTGAGAGGTATCTTTTTGATCTGCTTCAAATCTAATAAAGTCTTCTTGTACTATAATAGATTCTTTCTTTACCTTATTACTTTCCTTTACTTCTTCTTTAGTTTCCTCAGTTACCTCGTTTGTTAGGTCAAGACCAAGTTGAACTACTTCATTTTTCTTATCTTTTGCATCTAATAACCCATCAAATCTAACAATTAAATTAGAAAATGCTTTGTCAATTCCATTAGTATTATCAGTCTCTGCTTGTAAAGGACCTTGCTGTATATCATAACTTGGTTGTACCTGTGCAGAAAATCTTCCTGACCTACCCAATGCAGGGTCTTGAACATCAGTTGGATCTTTAGAAAATGTACCTCTAGTCCTATTAACTAAGTCACCACCAAATTGAAACCCTAATGCTTTTTTTAAATAATATGCATTACCTTTTTTAATTTTGTTTGGATCTTTACGACGTGCATCTGCCGCCATACTAAAAGATTCACCAATCTTACCACCAAAAAATGCTGCTAAAGTATCACCCTGTCCAGTATCATTAACTTTGATTACTTGGAACTTAATTTTTTTTGCTTTTGCTTTACTTTCACTAGGAAGCGGTGCATCCTCAGGATCATTGTTAATAGAATCCAATAGGGGATCTAAAAGATTCTCATCGAATCCTTTAGACATGCGTTCTATCAGTTCGCCTAGTTTTTTCTTCCTTTTTGGATCTACTTCAGGCATTTTGTTGCTTTTGCTTTTCTTCTAGTTCTTTTAAATATTGATTAAGCAAAGACACATATACCGTGCGTTCCCACGGCATCATATTCTCAATATCACTTAAACTATATTTATGGTGCTGAATGAGAGCAAAATTTGTTCTATAGTAGTTTTCCAGCGTGTTATAGAACATGCTCACCCGAAAAAAGATTGTAGACCCTCCAAAGTATAAGAAGATTCGACACCAGTATTAGGATTGGTTACCTTAAACTCATGACGTAGAACAGGCATAGTCTGGAAAAACTTTTGCACCTTTTCAAATTGTTTCTGTGTTAATCCTTCAATAAACTGAATTTTTTCTGCATGTGTAGTAGTTGTAGAATCAAACACTTCTTCTCCTTCATAAATCTGATCGATACATCCAGCAACTGTATCAAAAACTTCATCAGGATCATCTAGATCTTTACCAAGTAAAGTAAGATCAACAAACTCATTCAGTCCAGGATATCTCATAATCATACCAACATTATCAGTTAGTTCGATTTTATTAGAGTGGTCCTTTTGTATTTGAACACTTACTTCAGAAATGTCTACAACGACATCAACTCTAGTTTCATTATCATCAAGACATGTAATCTTCATTGGAATATCTTCTCCAACAGATGCTGCTCTAATTTTAAGGAATAAAAACTCTAAATCGAAAGTAGTTAGATCATCTATCTTTAAGCGAGAGATCACACAATTTTTTACAATAGTTTTTACTGCTTCCTTTACTTCCTTGGGGTCTTCGCTTTCGGTAGCAAGAAGAAGTACCTTCTCTTCCTTAACTAAGAAGGGACGATATTTAATTTTCTTTTTTGTTGATGGTAGTTCAAGTTCATAAGTTGGTGTAGCAATTGATGGTAAAGCCATAATAATTATCCTTTAAATTGTGATATATCGTTGTAAGTAATGTTGTGTTTTGAATAATAAAAATTAGCAGTCACTTTTGTTGACTGAGAAGTTCCTGCAGATAAAGGAACTGCATCAATAGAGTATGGAAATACTTCTAGCATAGTATATACCATAGATGCTCTACTATTAGATGCTGATGCACCTTTTTCTACTTTACTGATAAGACATTTTGCTAAGTAATCTGCAGGGTAATTTAAACGAATGCTTCTATCAACTTCGATACTACTTCCTTCGGATGCTATATTTTTTATGTCTACAAGTTTCTTATCTGATTGAGAACTAATTTTAAGTTGAGATTTAATATTTTCCACAGGTGCGCTGGTATCATATTCTCCAAATATAGTTTGATACCATACATTAAGAAATTTTAATGGAGTCATGTCGGCATCACAGATCCATCCTAATTGAAAGTCTGTAAAGACTCTAGTATGTGGATAGTTTACTGTGCCTTGCCCTAGTAAAACACCTCGTGTCTGTCCAGTTTGAGCAGCAATGTTAGGTAGTTGCGCTTCATCACAAAATAATTTAATTACATTTGATCGTGTACCATCTGCTAAATTTCCACCCGAAAAACTCATACCAATAGACTCAAAATTTCTTCTTAATATTGGTGACGTAGGAAAAATCCACTCAATGTCATAAGTATTACTATATGATAAACCACCGCTTTTAACGATGGTGTCCATGAAAGTTTTGATTGACACGATAAATAATCGAGGTGGTTATATTTATATTTATGGCATACTCAGGGATATATAAACCTGTACACCCACAAAAGTATCGCGGAAATCCTACTCGCGTAATTTATAGAAGTTTGTGGGAAAGAAAATTTATGTATTTCTGTGACTTTAATGAGAGTGTTATTGAATGGGGAAGCGAGGAAGTAATTATTCCTTATCGTTGTCCAACAGACGGCAGAGTCCATCGCTACTACCCAGATTTTTATATTAAAGTTAAGTCTAGATCAGGTATTATTAGTAAATATCTGATAGAAGTTAAACCTAAAAAGCAAACACAAAAACCGAATGATAGACCAAAACGTAAGACTGCCTCTTGGAAAAGAGAAGTTCTAACATATGCTAAGAACCGCGCTAAGTGGTCAGCAGCAGAGAACTTTTGTGAGGACAGGCAGATGAAATTTTTAATCCTCACCGAAGATCATCTAGGAGTCTAAAATGGCACAAGGTTTTAAAACGATTCAACGTAACAAAACCTACAATAATCCAGACACGTTGTTTGAAAAAGTAAGCAACGCGACGGGCGGAGAAAAGAAAAGTTTATCCTGGTATCGTTCTGCTACAAAACAAATAGCATCATCGTATAAACAGGACATGAGTAAGTTTGTAAGAGACGAACTTACTTCAAATCAAGATGAGAACACCCTTCGTAGGTATCCTAAAGAAGGACATCTTTTTATGTTTGAATACACAGCAAAGATGAGACACCTACCATACTATGATAAGTTTCCACTTGTTTATGTTGTTAAAGCATCACCAACTGAATTTTTTGGTTGCAACCTACATTACATGAACCCAAAGAAAAGAATACAAGCAGTTGGAAAATTAATGCAAGGTAGAATTGACATTCCTAAGAAGTGTTTCCATAAATACTTGCAGAATCATGTTGATGGTCTCTTCCTAGACATTGCTGCCGATGAATGGGACACCGCTATACTATTGCCGACCGAAGATTTTGTTAGGAACATAGGTTCTACTACCTTTCCTTATGATAAAGAATCAGTTTGGGAAGAAACTAACGAATCTAATTACGATAGAGTCAAAGGCACTAGAGTAGTAAAAGGTTATGGAAGCAAACAATCAAAGGAGATGAGTAAGTAATGGGTGTACTAGGTTACTTAGGCGATATTTTTTTAGGAATGCCGTCCGCCGAGGATGAAGCAGCTGCTGCAGCCGTACTAGAGGCGAAAAAGAAGAAGACTAATCAAGAAGATGCAGGAAAAGCAAAAGTAAAGTATAGTTTTTCTGGGAATCGTAACGCAAAAGTTCCCAAAGAAAGACTTACTTATCCAAAAGATAAAATCTATGATGAATTCACTGATTATGTTAGTTTCCAATTCGTAAAATACTCACCACCTTTTGCTGCTGTAGGAGAAGGTAACAAGAACGTTGACAAAGATGGTAAACAGAAAAAAGATGCTGGAGCTGTAAACGTTTATAATAATAATATTAATGAGTTTGTTACTGCCGGACTCCCAAATATTGCTATGTATATGCCTGAAGATATAGGTGCTGAATATGGTTCTCAATGGGGTGGAAAAGGTTTCACTAACACTGGGGCAGATATAATGAGAGTTGCTGGTGCAGTGACAAACTCAAACAACTTAGGAACTTCAGCTAGTAAAGTTGGAGATGGTCTTAAGAATTTTATGCAACGTGGTCCTGCTCTTGTCGCAGATTCTATCGCAACTGCCACAAATAGTCTTCCAGGAAAGATTGGTGGATCTATTGATGCAAATGATGTGTTAGGTAGTATCGGTGGTGTTATTCTTAACCCAAATGTAGAATTACTATTCACTGGTTTTGAGATGAGAACTTTTGGGTTGGACTTTATAATGGCACCAAAGACTAAAAAAGAAGCAGAAATGATACGTGATATTGTTACAACGTTTAAACGTGCTTCCTTGCCAAGACTTGGAGCATCTCCAGGTAATACTATTAATAATGTTTTTGGTGATGCAAGTGGAGAAGCAGAAGAAAATAGCAATAGCAACTTTATTGGTGTACCTAACCTATGCATCGTTAAGTTTATGAAAGGAGCAGCAGAGCATCCATATCTAGTTCAATATAAACCTTGTGCTATTACTAATGTAAAGATTGTGTACACACCTGATGGAGCTTACACTACATATCGAGATGGATCTCCTGTCGCAACTAAACTAACAGTAACATTTGCAGAGACTAAACTTGTTTATAGCAACGAAATTTCATACGGAGGAGCTTCTTACTAATGCCATACTTTAATTACATACCAAACATTAAGTATGATACTAAACCTATTAGTTATCCTTTTTCTGAATCAGAATATGTTGTAGCGAAAAACTTTTTTCGTAGGTTTAAAATTAGTGATGACTTTAAAAAATATGCAGTGTTCTTTAAACAATATAATGTAAGTGACTTTGAAAAACCATGGACTATTGCTAACATCGCTTATGGAGATCCACAATTAGACTGGGTAATTCTTCTTACAAATAATATTGTCAACCCATTGTTTGATTGGCCACAAGACTCGTTTACTTTGAGAAAAATATTAGAGGGAAAGTATAACGATCCTTATGGTACAATCAAACATTATGAAACTTTCTATAAAACTGATAGTACAGGGGTTGTTGTTCAAAATAAAGGAATTATTGTTGATCAACAATTTTATACAGACTCGCACAAATATTACGACTCAGGTACTAATCAAGTAGTTACGAGTCCAGGTAATGAGTGGGCAAAACCTGTAACTATTTTTGAATATGAAAGCGATCTAAATGATAACAAAAAAAATATCTTCTTACTAAAACCAGTATACTTAGACAATTTTATTCGTGAGTTCCGTACAAATAATAAGTATTCAGACTCTACAGATACTATTACTAGTAAGTTGAAGAAGACTGGAGTTTGATCGACTTTTTTAGACAAAAAAATGGGGGAAAAAATTTCCCCCTTTTATCATTTTGAAAAACCCAATTTGTAGCAAGAAGGTATTGCTAGTTTTGGATTCTTTTTTAATACTCTGTAAGCATGACCATGCACATCTGTTTCTAAAGTAAGGTGTGCTTTAGTATGAACGACTTGGATC